TTTGAAGTTCCACCGGTGCGGGGTTGAAAGATGTCGACTACGTAATAGTCTCCCATTCCCGGCTTTCCCGTTGTGGAGTACGCATTGAATGTCTCGCTGCCTCCCTGTTCGTCGTCCGCGTAGACCAAGTTCTTGTTCATTGAGTGCCAACGTCGGTAGTTCCGGATCAGGCCGTCTTCGTTGCCTGACGAGATAGTAACAGTCTTGTCATACTTTATACTGACGTTGGTGGTGTCGGTTGGGGCGGTCATGATGTTGGACCAGTCTACGCCGGCTGCGCCTCGGAAGAGTAGACCCTGGAGAGTGCCTACGGCGCCATTGCCGAAGGCGGTGTTGACAACGCGGACAAAGCCCTGACTCGTTTGGATTGCCAAGGCTTGAGAGCTGGAATTGATCGCGGTAGTTAGGACCCCGCCCTTTAGTGTAAAGCATACGCGGCGCCATTGCCATGGCAGGCCGTCATTTGTGGTGATCTCGATGTTCTCGGCCAGGCCACGCATAAAGCACGTCTGTGCGGTACGAGTAGCGTTGTCGGTGATAGTACCCCTGGAGGTGGTGGACGAGTCCACATTCCTGCTGGTGGCACACCACGGGAAGATGTATTGTTGGGTCGCCGGCATCACTGCACCTGCCAAGGCATAGGTGGTGCTTCCTTGAGGGTTGGTGGCAGTCACATTGCTGTAACTGCACATGTTGTCAACCTTTTTGCGACTGGTCGTGTTGAGGATCCTTTTTTTGGTCATCCCACCAGACCTTCTTCGGGTGGGGCGGGTGGGTCTGCGGTATTTTCTGGTTGGTGCCCGCTTCTTGGTCCTTCGGGCCGGGCGTCGCTTCGCGTAACGTCGCATTTTCTCGGGAAAGTTGAGGGATTTTTGGAGGCATTAATTCGCGCAAAGCGGGGTAGGCTGCCGCATACTTATAGCAAGCTGGGGTGAGTATTTTTTTTTGGGGGCTACAGTGTTAGTTTCGCCCCCAAAATTCCACCATGGTCCGCAAGTTCAAGCTTGACAACGTCGACTATGTCCTACTCACCTACTCCGATTGTCCAGACGATTTCGATCCTCAACTCATTATCAACGCAGTTGTCGGAACTGGAGGCGTGTACCGACTTGGTCGAGAACTCCACCAGAATGGCAAACCTCATTTCCACTGTTTTGTACAGTGGCTTGAGCCATTTTCTCACCCCGACGCTGGAGCACTCTTCTACGTGGGAGGTCGTCGTGCGAACATCAAGAGATTTTCGGCAAATCCTGGACGACGCTGGGATTACGTCGGCAAATACGCCGGTCACAAGGAGGGCCACTATCTCATTGGTGATCAGTGCGACAGGCCGGGCGGCGATAAGGACGACTCCGAGAGGACTCAGTCTGACATCTGGTCAGAAATCATCAACGCGACGTCTGAAGAAGAGTTTTTTGAGAAGCTTGCGGCTCTTGCTCCTAAGCAGCTCGGATGCAATTTTGGGAGCTTGAAGTTGTATGCTGATTGGAAGTACCGTCCGCAGTTGCAACCTTACGACTCACCTGCCGGTGGATTCACGGTGCCTCAGGCTTTGGCGGACTGGGAGAGAGATCAACTTGATTCTCATTTGACGGGTAGGTAAGTTCATGTTGAGTGAAGCTGTTATCATTGGCTGTCGCGCCGCCTTAACCGGTGGGGGCGCTTCGCAGCAAGCTGCTGCCCCACCTCGGCTCTCTCTATTTACACATAGGCGTGGGGAGTGTGACTCATTCTTTAGAGTTTGTGCTAACACGTATTCTTAGACCTCGGGGCCTTGTCTTGTTTGGAGCCACACGACTGGGAAAGACTGTGTGGGCCAGAAGCCTTGGACCCCATTCTTATTTCGGAGGTCTGTTCAACATGGAAATGTTTTCAGAGGACTGCAAGTACGCAGTCTTCGATGACATCTCAGGAGGATTTGGATTCTTTCCTTCTTACAAGCTGTGGCTTGGTGGACAGTTTGAGTTCAGCGTCACGGACAAGTACAAGCACAAGCGCAACGTGAAGTGGGGCAAGCCCACTATCTGGCTGTGCAACACGGATCCACGTCTGGATTGGTACAAGCCTGGGACGGGCCCAGACTTCGAGTGGATGGAAGCAAACTGTGATTTTGTGGAGATTACGGAAGCTATTTTTCATGCCAATACAGCGTAGCTGTAGGTTCAAACCTTAACACGCTGTTTGAAGTTCCACCGGTGCGGGGTTGAAAGATGTCGACTACGTAATAGTCTCCCATTCCCGGCTTTCCCGTTGTGGAGTACGCATTGAATGTCTCGCTG